CTCCGCCGCCGGTCAGCTATCCCTGCAGGCGCACACGGCCCACGCCGCCACGGCTGGCCCCATCCCCGGCGAGGGCCTGCCCATCGTGCCGCCGCGCCCCGGTTCCGCCATCGCCGGACGGCCCGCCGAAAACGACCACGGCCCGCCGCCGAGGGTATTTACCGCGCCCGGTCTCGTCTCCTGGTAAGCTATGCTAATATGCCCCCTATAGTCCCCCAGCCTGTGCAATCTGCACAGAAAATCGCCACAGATTTTTGTGCAAAAATAATTCCCAGGCCCCCTAAAGGGGGGCCGTGGGAAGGGATTTCGGCCTATTGACGGCGCAAAAAATCGCCGCTATCATCCGGGGCAAGCGGACGGCCCAGCGGCCACCGCCCAGCGAACCGCCGACAGCGGCGACCAGAAAGGGGAGGTGAACATGACCACGCCGAACACAGGCGAATTGCTTGTACAGCAGGCCCAGGAGGCCGAACGGCTCCGGCTCTTGATACTCGCTGACGAGTGCAAGACCATCGAGGAGTTCCGCGAAAAGCTCCGCGAGCGGCTGAACAAGTAAAAACGCCGGGTCCCCCGTAGCAAGGCACGACCCGACGTTCTTTTCCCGGCATGGGCGGCGAGTTCGCCGCCGCCCGGCCACGGGTAAAGCATAGCACACCCGCACAGAAAAAGCAACGCCGCCGGGGCCGCTGAAAAAATTTTCCCCCGTAGGGGGAACCCCCAGCCGCCGAAAAAAAGTGCTTGACAAGGCGACACGTAACAGTGTATGCTTGCAGCAGAAAACGACACGCAACAGTGTACAGGCCGAACAGGCCGGAAAGGAAAACGCCATGACTAACAACGAGATCATCTTCGAGACCGTCCGCAACACCTTCACCCCCGCCCAGCTCGCCGAGCTGGTGCAGGCCACCTACACCGCCGAGCAGATCGCCGCCCGCCGCGCCGCCGTCACGATCACCGTTGACGAGGGCAGCGACGAGAGCGCCGAGAACATCTTCTCCGCCATGCTGGCCGCTGACACATTCCACACCTTCGCCGAGTGGAAGCGCATGGGGTACAGCGTGAAGAAGGGCCAGCACGCCGCGCTGACCTGCCAGCTTTGGAAGTACACCGACAAGCCCGGCAAGGCCGCCCGCGAGGCCGCCGAGGCCGACGGCAAGGACGCCCCCGAAACCGACCCGCATTTCTACATGACGAAGGCCCATCTTTTCCACGCCTTGCAGGTCGAGAAGTCCAAGCGTTGACCCAGCACAAGCGGACACTTTAGCAGGGCTGCACCGCACAAAGCAACCCAGCCCCATACAGCAAACCCCAAAACAACACAACAGGAGGAACACCCCATGAAAAAGTTTACCGGACGCTACACCACCAACACCGCGAAGGCCCTGAAAGGCTCCGAGCGTATCTTGTGCCAGGTCTCCGAGGACGGCACGATCTACATTTGCAACGGCTTTCTTCTCTGCACCATGAACGCGTCGGAGTACGCCGCCACGGTCCAGCCGTTGACCTGCTGCGAGCCGGGCGCGTGGACGTTCGACAAGGACGGCAAGCACGAGGACGAGGCGCACAAGCTCGATCTGGTCAAGCTGTTCGCCGATACCGTCCGCGACACCGCCGACGCCGCGCCGCTGGCCCGCGCCCCGTTCACGGTCCAGGCGAAGAAGGCCCCCGCCGCCTGCTACTACAACGCCGACGCCGATTTCGCCGCGATCTATGACACAAAGTTCATTGACGCGCTTCACCCCGCCGCCCAGCTCCGCACCACGTCCGCGATCTCCGCCGCCCTGGCCTACATCAACGACGAGCCGTTCGCCGTGGTCATGCCCATCAAGGCCGAGCCGAACGCCGCCCGCGCCATCCGGGCATTTTTCACCGAGGCCGCCGAGGACAACACCAAAACCGACGAGGCCGACAAGCTCCGCGCCGAGCTGGTCCAGGCCCAGGAAGAAGCCGCCGCGCTTCGTGGCGATCTGTACCGCGCCGCCAACGAGATCGACGAGCTGAAAAACAAGCTGGCCGAGCTGCACGAAACCAAGACGGAACAGCCCGCCGAACAGAAGCCCGAACCCAAAACCGCCGCCGAGATCATCGCGGCCCGCTGGGCCGAGGTGGACGGCCTGACCGCCACCATCAAAGGTGCAACGACCGCCGCGCCGGTGGTCTGGCTCGCCGGAGACACAAAGCCCCACGAAAAAGAGATCGAGGCCGCAGGCGGCAAGTGGAGCGGCAAGAAGAACGCCTATTATTTCCGCGTCGCCTGACCCAAAACCCGCAAGGCCGACGGCACCCCGCCGCCGCTGGTGCAAGTCCAGCCGCCCCGCCGGGGCGGGCGCTCATGGGTAACACCAAAACCAAAACACAGGAGGACCACAAAATGAAAACCGCTGGATACTGGTCTTGCAGAAACGAGATCATCGCCGCGCACCTGCCCACCCCGCACAAATACGAGCCGTTCACGGAGTTTTTCGACATGGACCAGCTCGACGCCATCCGTGACAAATACGGCGTGGACCTTTACCGCGAGTGCTACGCCGACGCGCTGCACGAGGTCACAGAGGCCGCCAACGTCACAACCCATCTTCGCGCCCTGGGCGTTGAGTGCAAGCCGATCTTCACCCCGGACGACTGCCACGTTAACTTTATCGCCGTGTTTTCCCTCGGCAACACGACCGCCCAGCGCATCAACGAGATCGCCCGCAAAGCTGATCTTTGCGTCCTGTTCCAGTGTCCCACCCACTAACCAAAACCACAAAACGGAGGTACACAAAATGTCTTGCTTCATCATGTCCGACCAGGCCCACGCCGCCACCGCGAACACCCTGGAATACATCCTCAACAGCGGTTTCAACCGCTTTGGCTTCGACGCTCCCGACAGCCTTTACAAAGCCCTGAGCGACTGCCGCGACCGCTACGGCTTCTACTGCTCCGGCCTGATCTTCCGCCGCCTGTACGACCTGAACAGCCGCGCCTATGCCGGGCGCTACAAAACCGTGACCGACACCACGCCGCCGGAGATGCCCAGCGTCCCGCCGCTGGTGCAGGAGCGGGAGCGCGAGGACCAGCACGAAAAGCTGCTGCCCTGGCACTACAAACTCGCCAAGCTGATCGACTGCGAGATATACCAAGCCAGCGAGGACGCCACCCGGAAAGACCCGCTGCTCCTGGCCCTGATCGACTTCTCCCGCGTCTACACGCATTTCCTCGTTTCCAATACCGCCGACTACAACGCTGCCCCATGGGGCGCGATCTGACCCCCGCCGCCGGACACCTTCGCGGGCCGCACCGGACAACAAAGCGACCCGACCCCATAAGCAAGACCCAAAACCAAAACACAGGAGGAACCCAAAATGTACGAGCAAACAAGCATGATCGGCCCCCAGGCCGCCGAAGCGCCCGCCGTCCGCTACTACGAGATCAACGAGGAGACGGCCCGCAACGCTCACTACTGCGTCCACATGAGCGACTACAAGCCCGGCAGCGCAACGGCGGAATACCGGCGCGCCGTAGACAAAGCCGCCGCCCTGGTGGAGGCCAAGAAGGCCCGCGTCAGCCCCTTCTACCACGACAAGCTCGACGCGCTGCTTGACCGCTACGCCCGCCGCATGGCCGAGTGGACCAACGACTACAACCGCAACCAGGCCAGCTATCCAAGCCAGTTCATTTCCGGCGCGGGCGGCTACAATATGCGCAAGCACGAAAAGCAGATGTCCCGTGAAGGCACCCTCTGGAACGAGTACGACGAGATCAAGGCCATCTTGAACAAGATCGAGGCCGTCGGCTCCGGCCCGGTCGATCTGGCCGACCCTCACGCCCGCGAAATGCTCACCGAGCAGCTCCAAAAGCTCCAAAACAAGCTCGACGAAAGCAAGGCCCTGAACGCCTTCTACCGCAAGCACAAATCCTTCGACGGCTTCCCCGGCATGAGCGCCGAGGCCGCCGCCAAGCTCACCGCCAGCTTCGCCGACACAAAAGAGCGCTGCCCCTGGATAACGTCCCCCGTCCCTGACTATGAATTGACCAGCCTTCGCGGCAAGATCAAGCGCGTGCAGGCCCGCCTCGACGAGCTGGACAAGCGCGCCGAAGCCGCCGAGCAGCCCGCCGACGGCACAAAGTTCCCCGGCGGCGAGATCGTCCGTAACCTGGAAGCGGACCGGCTCCAAATCCTCTTTGACGAAAAGCCCGACGACGAGACCCGCCAGAAGCTCAAAGAACGCGGCTTCCGTTGGTCTCCCCGGTACAACGCCTGGCAGCGCAAGCTCACCGACAACGCCATGTATGACGCCCGCCACGCCCTTGGCCTGACCGAATAACAAACCAAATCCCGCCCCGGAGGTCACGAGGGCAGAAGGAGCACAAAATGGAATGGAACATCCCCAGCGAGAACGCCATCATCACCCGCCTCGACGAGCTTTACGAAGCGCTTGACCGTTTCCCCGACAGCCCCATGGCCCCGGTCTGGCAGCACGAGATCGAGCGCCTGAAAGAACAGTTGACCTACGCCGGATAACGAAATGCGCCTGTCCTACCGGGCATACGGGGAGAAAGGACCACACAATGACCACAACCACAGCCCCCACAAGATACACGATCAACCTCGACGGGACACTTGAAAAATGGTATTTGGAGCACGACGACGGCGAGATCATCTATCTCCGCAAGACCCCGCGCCCAAAGTGGAACTGCGGCATGAAAGAGTTTCCCGCCGCCAAGGTGTTCCCCGACTACAAAACCGCCCGCGCCGCGCTCAAGGCCCGCTCCAACGCAAAATAACCCATAGACTTATACACGCAAGCGTGTTATAATGCACCCAAATCCAAAGGAGGCTCCCATGGACCAAAACGCCGACATTTTCCCCGCTTACCGTCTCGTGGCCCAGTTCGCCGACGGCCAGCGCCTCACCTTCGACGGCCTGACCGATCAGCAGGCACAAACCCGCATGGAGGCCGCGCAGGCGCTCCACGGGGATATTTGCTGGTACGACGGCGTGACCGACCAGCACTACGAAAACGGCCATTTCTACAAGCTCACGCCCCCGCCGCCGACGATCAACATGATCGACCTGACGGACTACCACGAAAAGGAGGAATGACCGTGCCCATACGTGAAAGCAAGCGCCGCAACAATGACGCCTACAACGCCAAATGCGACTACATCAGCCTTCGCCCACAAAAGGCCGTCGGCTATGCCATCCGCGCCGCCGCCAAGGCCACCGGGCAGAGCATCCAGGCGTATGTGCTCCAAGCCTGCACTGAGCGCATGACCCGCGAGGGCCAGCCGCTCACGCTTGACCCTCCCGCTGATAACAAATAAGCCGCCCATGATCACAAAATCGGCGGTCTTGATCACAAAAACCGCCATAAAACGAACGCCACCCCGACAGGCTGCGACCAACAGCCCGCCGGGGTGCTTTTTATGCCATTCGCAAATTGTTTTCCCACGGGCCATTCGTTCCCGCCGGAAACAGTCTTTGCGCACGCGATTTCACTGACAGAAAAACACAGGAAATTGAAACAGCTCGTCCCACAGCCGCTGGGCCGCCGCTCTCACCAAAAGTCAGGTGAAAAAGCAGCTCCCGCCAGCCCTCGATTTTTTCGGCGCTTAATATGTACGCGCGCGTGAAGCACGCTCCAAAAGCTCCTCCGCCATGGGCACCTCGTCCAGCGCTTCGCCCAGGCACAAAACAGCTTTGTCGTGCCAGCTCCGCACGGTGCTGTCCGGCGCTCCCATGCGTACCGAGATATTCGCCCAGCTATGGTGACATTTGTGCCGCAGTTGAAGGATGCTTTTGTACTTACCGGAAAGACCATCCAAACAGCCCCGCACGGCAGCGGCGTCGCCCTCCAAAACCAGTAGCCGCATGTGTATCTCCTGCAGGCGCTCATACACGCCTCGCTCGTCCAGCCGTATCACGGCGGTCTCCACCGGCTTCCCAGGGCCTCCGCCTCCGGGCATCCCGTCGCCGCCGGTGCCCTTCAACGTGTCGTACAAGCTCTCCTGCTCCCGCTGCTCCGTCTTGAGCAGGCGCACCATCTCCGGTATCTCGTAGTAATACCGGACGATCTCTTTCACATTTTTCTCGCGCATCTGTCAGCCTCGTTTCTGTTGCTTATTCCTCCCGCCGGGTCTCCTGTGTGCGGTCCGGCGCTTTATCCAGTTCATCCGCGATCAGGATACGGTCGCTTTTCTTCCGGTGCTCCGCCTCCCATCGGGCCAAAAATCGCCGCTGGGCGTGCTGGGCGATGTTCTTCCCGTAGAAGGACGGCATGGGCCGCTTACGTTTCCCCATCGCCGCCTCCGAAGACGTTTTCCTGGCCCTCGTCTTCCTCCTCAGTCACCGGCGGCGCGGCCAGATGCTTGTCCAACTCCCGCCGCGTCATTGACGCCAGTTCTTCCAGCTTGTCGCAAAATCCCTCGTTCACGGCCTGCACCGGGAAGATCACGCCCGCGACCAGCATACCCGTCTTTGCCACCACATAGCGCCCGCCGCTGTCCGACCGGCGCACGTAGAGTTCCAGAAAATCCATCTGGTCTTCCAGCGGCCCAAGGTATTTACTCTGGATGAACAGCAGCCCGCCGGGGAAGCGCAGCGGCATCAGCACCTTCCCGCCGGAGGAGATCGTCACGTCCATATCCTCCGCGCGGACCTCAGAGCGGCACCAGTCCTCCACGTTCAGCCCCTCCGGCAGCGCACTGTGATTGAAATATATCTTGTCTTGCTTCTTCTCCGACACGTCGAACATCCGGTAAAGCTCCGGTTCCGACAGCACCGGCAGGCCATGGAGGGGAAAGGCGCAGCACCCGTCCCCAAGCCACTGTGTCACAACTCCGTCGCCGTCCACACGGTCGAACAGGCAGAACGCATTTGCGCTGCTGCACAGCGCCGCGACCTTTTTCAGCTTCATCGGCCAGTCCTCCCGCTTTCCGCTCCGTTGATGGCGCGCACGGCCCGGTCCACATCCGCCGCCGTGGCGTTGTCGATCTGCACGATGCTGGTGCCGTCGGAATAGCTGGTCCGGCGCACGGAGCGCTCTGGCTTCCGCATGGCCGCGATCACGTTCGCCAGGCCGTCCAGCAGCGTCGTCACCAGGACGACCGTACCCGCCCAGGTCCAGAAGTTCGCAAAGATAATCTCAAAAATGCTCATGTTATTTACTCCTTCTCCATCGTTCGATTTCACAGTCGGCCCCGGTTATCCACCGGCCCCCGATCTTGTGTGCATAGTCCAGGAACAGGACCGCTCCGGTGAAGCGCACGCGGAAGTCTTCCAGCTCCGCCGCCGAAACGCTCATGTGCCCAAAGGCTTCCTTCATGTCCCGCCACACCGGCCACGGCACGAAGAAAAAGCGGTCCTGGATACCCACGCACACCGCCGCCAGCGCTCCGCAGCGATGGTGCCGCTCCAAGGTCTCCATCTGCGTTTCCGTCAGCACATCCCGCTTCATGGCGTCTGTGGTGGTGTACTTCGCCTCGAAAATGATACTGCGCCCGCCGTCCAACGTGCCTTGAAAGTCCGGCTGGGCGTGTGCGGTGAAGCGGCCCACGAAAATACCACCTTCCCGCTTTTCCAGCACCCGGAACGGTTCCGGCGTCTTCTCCACCTTCGCCCGGCCCTGGTTCGCGTACAGAAGGCACGCCTGACGGATGGCCTCCTCGAAGTCATGGCCCCGGTTGTTGCTCATGCTGGCGTGATACTGGCCCAGCGCTCCGCGTCGTCCCTTCATGCCATACCATCCTCCACGATATGCGTGGCCCGCATATCCGCCGCGTGCAGCTCGTACACGATGCGGTGCAGCTTCATTGCCTCGTTCAGGCCACGGCTCCCGCCGCGCACAGCGTCGTCCCACGCGCCCATGTGCCAGCGGATAGCCAGAGCCTCCTCGTCTTCCGGCTTCATAAACCGCGCGATCAGGTAGACAGACTTTTCCCCGTGTCCCATGGGGAAGCGGTCCTTTTTCACGTAGGAATAGACCTCACCCGGTCCCGCGTGATGCTCCCGCACGTATGTATTCACCTTGCACAGGTCATGGAGCAGCGCACAGATGGCGACAGCCTCCATCGTCGGCTCGTTGTCGATCACGACCTTCCGCAGCTCCCGGAACACGTTGACGCTGTGCTCCACCAGTCCGCCGGGGTAGGCCAGGTGATGCTTCGTGCTGGCTGGCGCGGTGAAAAAGTCCGTCTCCCGCTCCATCCATTCCAAAAGCTCCTCCGCGCCCTCCCGGTGGATATACCGCCGGTAAAGCTCTTTGAACTGTTCTTCTCCTGTCATTTCAGCCCTCCGTTCTGTTTTCTATGCGCTCGCCGCATGGTCAGGTAGAAATACCATCCGGTTTGCTCGTTGAATGACTTCTCGCACTCCACCAGCTCCCAGCCGCGATACTGCTTTTCCCAAAAACGCACGAACTCCTCGCTGTCCTCCGGCAGCTTTGCGATCTTGTCCAACTGACGGCGCGTGTACTTCCGGTCATTCGGTGCCCTGTGCCACGGCTTTTCCAGATTTTGCGATTGCGTCCAGTGCTTTTTCCCGGCGCTGTCCTGGACCATGTACCCGGCCATGCTGGCGATGCCCTTTGCGTTCGGTCTCAGGCGGTCAGCGTTTGCCCATCCGTACATGACCGGCTCCCGGTCCTTTGTGCCCTTGGTCTCCCACCACAGGTTTTCCACCTCGTCGCGGTCCAGTCCGCCGTTCATCAGAACGTGATGGTGGATGCGGTGGGTCCCATCCTTCTTCCGTCCGATCTGTGTCACAAGCAGATACTTGAGAGGGGGAAGGCCCCGCTTCTTCCGCAGGTATGCTACCCGGCGCAGATACTTGGCGACGATCTTCGCGGCCTCCTCCTCACTCTCCGGCAGAAACTCCGGGGCGTAGGTCAGATGGACCACCAGATCACCCACGCCGAAATTGCTGTTGGCGAGCTGAATGAAATAGCGCTTGGCTCTCCGGTCATTGAGGTTCTTCTGCTTCGGCGCAGAGACGTTGACTTTCTTCCCACGCTTCCGTCCGACCGCCTGCTGCTGTTGTCCGCTGTACGGATAGATTTCCGGTGAAAGGAAGTTCTTACCACAGTGAACGACCTTTTCCCGTATGAAAGACCTGTTTATCATCCGTGTACCCCTTTGCATCGTCTCCTGGTCCTTCCTCGATGCTTTTCGCAAGAAGGATAATACCCATTACAAGCCCGTCCGCCGCCTCCCGGCGGCGTTGCGGCGCGCCCCCCCTCCTCCCGCGGCGGCGGCATCTGCACGAACGACCGGGCCATTGCCAAGAAAATGGAGCATCTCGTTCCCCTCTTTGAAGGCTTTTTGACTTATGGCGGCATCTCCGTGCGGGAAATTGAGGCCATGGCCGTAGGCCTGTATGAAACCACGGATTTGACCGTGATTTCCCAGAGCCCCTCCTTCATTGAATATTTCATCGGCCAGATGGTGGACATGGACATTCCATGCGTGACCCCCGCTGGCGGTCTGGGCGCCCATATTGACGCAGGGCGTTTCCTGCCCCATATCCCGCAGGAGGACTATCCCGCCGGGGCTCTGGCGGCGGCTTTCTTCATCGCCTCCGGCGTGCGCGGCATGGAACGCGGCACGCTTTCCAGCGTCCGCGACGAAAACGGCAAGGACATTCTGGCGGATGTGGAACTGCTCCGCCTGGCCTTCCCGCGCCGTGTTTTCACGTTATCCCAGGTGAAATACGTGGCGGACCGCATGAAGTGGCTCTATGACAACCGCGATTTGATTGGCGGCCTGGAATTTGTGGAGGAACCGCCCGTCCTGCGCTTCTTCATGGGCAAGCTCCGCGCCAAGAGCGACTGGCCTGAAAAACTGGCGGCCAAATACCGCCGGGACTTCGGGGAAAGCCTGTAAAGGCTGTTTCTCCCGTTCAATTCCGTATTGGCAAGGGCTGGACCGTCAGGTTCAGCCCTTGTTGCGTTGGGGGGCGTGTCTTTGCGGACATCACCCTTCAATGTTTCCGCCGGAAAGCGGCCGGAATCAGAAGTTAAGCAGACCCTGCTTCCAGCATACCCAGCCGATTGCCGTTGCGATGAGCAGGATGATGAGGAAAGCCGTGCCTGCGGAAGATTTTTTCCTGGCCTGGGGAAGAGCCTTCCTCGATACTCCGCCGGCCTGCAGGGTGCCTGCCGCCGCCATGGCGTTGATATAGTCATTCCATGCCTTGGCGGAATGGAAGCGGTTGCGTTCGTCCGGCGACAGGGCTTTGTCAATTCCGGAAAGGAAGTTCATGGGATAAGTTTTCCGCAGGGCCGCGTAACTGGTCACTTTCGGGTTGCGGTCCACCACGGAACGCTGGTCCGCAGGATGGGGGACCTGGCCCGTGAGCAATTCGTAGAACGTGGCGCCCAGTTCGTACATATCGCACCAGGGGCCTATTTCGCTCCGGCGTCCGGGGTAGAATTCCGGCGGGGTATAGCCGGGCGTGATCTGGACGAGCCCCTGATGATGGAGGGTTTTGGTGCGCACGGCGCCGAAGTCGATGAGCTTGGGCGTTCCGTCGGGCTGGATGAAGATGTTGCTCGGCTTGATGTCGCAATGGTACACACCCATGGAGTGAAGGTAGTGCAGGATGTCCAGCAGGCGGAACAGAAGATCCGTGGCCTGGGCCGGTTCCATGGTTTGCCCGGTGGCGTGCATGGTGGTCATCAGGTCGAACAGGGTCTGTCCCTGGATATTCTCCATGACGTAATAGCAGGTGCCGTTGGCGTCAAACATGTCAAACACCTGGACAATGCCGGGATGGTTGAGCTGGGACAGGACGGAAGCCTCCTGCCGGGAATTGGAAACACTCTGGGAAAAATTGACGACGGTCTGTTCGTTCCGGGGATGGACAACGCCGGTTTCCATATCCCGGCAGGCGTAGGCGTCCGGCATGCATTCCTTGATGACGACATACCGGGAACCGGGGTTGTCCAGAGCCAGGTACGTGATGCCGAAGCCGCCGGCGTTCAGCACGCTCAATATCGTATATTTGTCTTGCAGAACAGTATTGTCCGCAAGCGGGTAAACCAGTG